GCTTTTGGTAGTTCATTTTGTGAAAGTGGCCATTTAGATTTCTCCGTTTTCCACCAGTGGGTTGGGGTGGCGTTTGTGGCAGTAAGCCAGTTCAATCTCTTCAGCGGTGGGTAGGGTTTCCGCTTCGGCAAAGACAACATTGACCTTGCCGTTTTCGTTGCTGATGCGAAGGTCGCAGCAGTCATACCCATAAAATCTTTGACCCTGACTGTTGCAGGCATCCATGAGCGATGTTGTCTTTGGCATCGCCAGTTCAACGCCTTGCGCTGCGGCCATGCCGAGCCAGAATTCGACACACGCCCTACCCTTTTCTGCGTCGTGCGCATCGGGGTAGGTGAAGTCCATGCCAAAGCATGTGATCTTGGCCACACCGATATGCAGCGCGTAGGCGATAGCGTAGGCTGCGGTACTGTTGAAGTAGCCCATCGGGTACTTGGTCAGCACTTCAGCCAAAGGAAACGCTTGCATGGCCGGATACCCCTGCCGCGCAATGCTTGTGACAACCGGCGTGCTGGTGGTTTTTAGCCACTCCAGCATCTTTGCGATGTTTGAATCAGGCTTCGCGGCTGCGCGCATCTCCTGGATCAGCGTGTCGTCCATGTGAAAAATTCTGTCGCACACAAACACATCGCCCAGTGCATTTATCCCCCACGTTTCATCACAGAACGCTCTGCGACCGCCGAAACGCTTGGTGAGTTCAAGATACTGCCTGACCGATGGGCCGAGGCCGAGAATGGAGATGTGCATTTTTTGCCTTACCGCAAAAGTTAAATTTGTGCCGGTTACGTGTCCGGCGCTGACCGGGTAAGCAGTCAGCCGAATGGCCCCGATTAGGGGTTGCTTACAGGTGCCAGCGCTGGGTTGAACAGGACGGCGGTAGCGGACACGCAGCCAACCGAGGTGACGCCGGTTTGGACAGCGCTCAACTGGACGTAACGCTTTGTGCCTTTGTAGCCCACGCGCTTGGACACTTCTTTGCCGGTGCCAGCAGCGCGAGCGCCAGCCAGCAGGCTTGCCAAGGCTTCAGTGCCCAACAGGTCGGCGTCAGCCACGCTGGTGAGCGTGCCGGTAACGTCGCCTTCTTTCATCACCAGGGTGACGATTGAGCCGGTTGTAGTAACCGAACCGTAGGACACCAGAAATTCGACGCCACCATAACCTTGACGGTCAATGATTGCGCCGGTCTTGGTAGCGTTTGCGCCGATGGCAGCGGGGATGATGGCCAAGACTTGCTTGACGTTGTTGTGGAGGTCGTTGGATTCGCTCATGATTTTGTTCCTTTCGGGTATTAAAAAAGCCGCTGTTTAGGCGGCTTAATTTGGTTGGTTAGCTGCCAAAATTCATGAACTTGACGGCATCGAAGTCGCGGGCTGCGGAGCCTACGCGCTTGGTCACGTACAGGCCAACTTTTGGCTTGTTCGTATATGGGTCGCGCAAGGTGCGGATACCGATGCGGTCAACGATCAGGAAAGCGCGCTGGAAGTCACCAAACGCCATCGAGAGCGAGTTAGCGGCCAACACAGGGACGTTCTCGTCGGCATAGACGGGGTAGCCGAACAGCATCGCAGGGGTTCCCGCTTGCATACCGGGTTGCCACATGTAGGCGTTGGTCGTTGCCTCTTTGAGCTTGCGAATCTTGGCGATCACAGCGCGGTTCGCCAAGAATTTGGCGTTGCTGTGGTAGCCGGTCTTCAGCTTTGTCATCAGGTCGATGATGTAGTCCGCTGGTGCCGTGGCGTTGAAATCCGAGCTTGTTCCGGTCTTGACCGACTCAAACACGCCCCATGTGCGGGTTGCGTCCGCTGTCTGGTTGGTGGTGTAAGAGAACAGGCCGCGAGGCTGGGTGACACCGTTGCCGGTGAAGAAACCAGTGTTCTCCAGATCGGTAAACGACTGAGCAACCTTGTCAGCCAGCCATGCTTCGACGTTGATTGCGGCATCGTCGATGATGGTCTGTGTCAACTCGGGGTAAGCGTACATTTCTGCACACTCGATCCGGTCTTTGCCCAAGGTTGGGGTTGTGGTAGCGGGACGCGAAGCGACCTCACCAACCCATCCAGATGTCGCATCACCACGATCAACCAGGCCCTCGATGGAGTTGGTGGAAATGGTCATGCTCGATGCCAATTGGCGCAGGATAGAGCCTTCGCGCACTTTTTGGATGATGCTGGCCGCAGCAGATTCGGGCAACAGGTAGCCGCCGTCCGCGTCAGACCCAGCACTCAGGGCTTTGCGCTCTGAGTCGTTGAGCATTTCCAGATTACCTTGCTTGCGCAGATAGGTCGCGTAGGCGGTTTTGTATTCGCTGTACTGTTCAGCGCTAACTGGGCCTTTGCCGCGCTGCATAGCCAAAGCGGAAAATGATTTCGCTTCTTTTGCCAATGCGGGTGCGTCACCGTCCAGTGCAGGGCGGTTTTGCTTTTTCTGGATGTCTTCGATGGCGCTTTTAACGTCCTCGAATTTGTCCATTGCGGTGTTGAGGGTGGAAAGTTTTGCCTCCAAATCGGCAACAGCTTTGCCGTCAGCCTTGGCTTTTACGGCGGCGTCATTGGTGGATTTGAATTCCTCGAACGCTCGTCCGAGGTCTTCGATGGTTTTGTTGATGTCTGTCATGGCGTTAGCCTTTCTTGGTTACGATGGTCGAAAGCAGTTTTGATAGCTGCTCATGGTTTACGGCTACCGAATCGCTCAGCCTGCCAGCGTTGTCTTCAGAATCGCTCCGTCTGACTACGTTCTTGATCCGAGACACCATTGCAAGTGCCTCGGTTTTTGAAGCACCAAAGACTTCGCGCAAGTGGCGCTCAATGTCTGAGAGTGTTTCAAGTTGTTCGATGCTTTTGACTGCGGAAACTCGGGCCATCCCGTTAGCGGGGAATGTCACCAGCGAGGTTTCGATCAGGTCGATTCTTTTTAGGGTGCGCCGAGGGTCTTCGGCCTTGCTGCGCATCACAAAGTCCTTGGCGATGTAGCCAATGCTCAAGCCGTCAATGGCTGGGCGTGGCTTCATCTTGGCCAGCTTGTAAAGTTCGGTGCCGCGCTGTGTGTCAGCAAAGATGCCGGTCATCTTCAGGCCCACACCATCTTCGTGCATGTCGGTCCAGATGCCCACTGGGGTCATGTCCTCGGATGTGAGGCCCATTGCGCCGTGCTGTGACAGCATGGCTGGCCAGCGCCCGGTTTTCTTGGCGTTTGAAATGGTGTCGGAAAACGCGCCTGGGGAAATCACATCGCCATACGAGTCCACGTTTCCGAACACAGCGCCGTAGCCGCTAAATTCCATTTGGGCAACGTCCGCCCCTTCGGCAAACTTGATTTCACTCAAGCCGAATATTTTGTGTTCCATGATGGTCCTTTCAGGCCGGTGGTGCCGTTGGTGGCTGGCCGTTGCTGCCTTGTGGCAGTTCACCCGCGATGCCGCCGCGAGGGTTCATTTCCTCCAGCGCGCGCACTTCGTCCGGTGTCATCCAGCCGGGGTGTCCGCCCGAGCCGAGCGCCTTGGTGTAATACTCAGCGCGATCTTTGGATGACCCGCGAAGTAGACCGGCAGCGTTAAATTTGAAGTAGTAGCCCTTGGCACGTTCTTTGGGCGTGAGCAAGTAGGCGTCTGCCGATTGCTCAATACGCGCAAACCAAGGGGCCAGCGAGTGCTTCACATGTGCGTCAAAGAAGGCTTCGCTTGATGCGAAAGTGCTGGTTTTATCAGAGTACCCAATCATGATTGGAAATATTCCGAAAAACCTGCATACCTCTTCCACCTGATGCTTGCGAGTCTCGATGTGCTGTGCATCAACGCCACTCATGCCCTGCGACATCCACTTTGCCCCGCGATCCAGAATCATCGGGGTGCCTGAGTTCTCAGCACCAGCAAACTCGCGTTCAATCCAGCTTTTTAGAGCCGCGTACTGCTCTTTGTTGAGAGTGGACTCCACCGAGTAAGTGCCCGATGGCCTGACGCCCTTTGCGTGTAACTTGGCGTGCGTTTCTTCGGTGGTGATGGCAAGGCCAAGCGCTTCGCGGGCAAGGTTCAGTATCCGCAGTCCGTCGATTCCGTTCCAAGATGGCCCTGGTACGTGCCAGATGGCCTCTTGCGGAAAATCCTGCACATTTCCACTCTTTCCGGTGACTTTATAGACGATTGAGTAGTCATTTTTCTGCTCTTTGACCACTTTTGCGGGGTCTAAAAGCGTCAATTCGGTGATGCCAAAGCTCGATCGGTTGATGAAAACGTAGGCATTTCCAAGCGCCGCGTGCAGCACTAGGGTTTCACGGAACTGAAAGCTCGTAGTCCATGCGTTCGGTTGCACCGTCACCAAGTCATACAGCGCATGGTCTTTGGCTGGCAAAATGGTCGGTAAGCCGTTTGTTTCGCGCTCACGGTACAGTTTGAAGGGCACCTGTGCGCACCCTTGGGACAGCACCTTGAGGCAGGCGAATGCGGTGGACACCTTCAGCGCGGTTTCGAGATTGACGGCGGTGCCAGATTTGGAAACGGCACTGCCGCCCATAATCTCGCGCCACAACTCCACCACATCTGTCTTGCGTTCACCACCAAAAGCACGGCTGAAGATACCCATTATTTAGCCGTCCTTGCTGCCAGTACACCAGCGGCCATGCTCAGAAGGCCACCGACGATAAAACCTGCTGCGGGATGGAACAAACCAGCGCCATACGCCAATGCGGCGGCTCCACCTACCATCAGAACGTCGGGCAAGTGGTTGGTGATTTGTTTCATGTTTCCCAAAATGATTTTTC